CGGCTAATGTCTTTTCTACTGTTTCCTGTTTGTCCTGAACATCGTTGGATATTGAGTTGCCAAGGTTTGTGCTTCCTCCGTTGCCGAGAGAAGTGTTGGTCTGATACTTCTCAAGAGCTTCCTTTAGCTGTTGCCATTGATCATTCTTTTGGGTAACGGTGTCTTCTGTAAACAAACCCATTCGGGTCAGAGTCTCGGCGTAGTCAGCTAACTTCTTGGTTTGATCTTCCGACAACGATGGGTAGAGCGTCTTAGCGTTATTAACGTATTGGTTGATCAACGTAGTTTCAGCATCGGTCAAAGGTCTTGTTCCGGCTGTCTTCCCGTTCTCAACCTTCCATTGATTAACGATTCCTGCAAGATTCCCTGGATCGCTCTCGGTCTGAACCATGTTCAAAACAAGATCGGGAAGAGCGTTCTTAGTTATTCCTTTAATGGCAGAACCACCAATTGTGGCGCCTATATTTCCTGCCATGTTTGCTCCGCCCATGTAGCCGCCGAGAGCTCCCATACCAGCGTCAAGGAGTTTGTTATCACCCTCAGAAGTGATTAGCCCTGAAGCAGCACCTACTGCTGCTCCAGCCCAAGGGCCTCCAAAGTAGGAGGCAATACCCGTTGCAATGGCAGAGCCAAAAGACTTTAGAGCGTGACCAAGGCCACTGCTAGTATCCCAATAAACAACCTTACCTTCGTAAGGAACATAAGCGTTTAGAGACTCGTCCCACTTATATGTGACTTGTGTCCCTTCTTTCTTTCCGGTCTTAATTTGGACAACTGGGTTAGTGTTGTTAACGTCATACTTCTGCTCTTTTAACCACTGTGTGTAAGCCCTTCCTTCAAGATCAGTCTTGCCTTCCGGGGTTAGATACCAAGTTCCGTCCTCGTCTCTGTAGTCCTTATATTCATCAGGGTGAGCATCAGCCCAAGCGTTGAAGTCAAAGTCTTTCTTTTTGTCGCCATAGTTGCCCTTCATCCAATAGAGCATATTTTTGTCACTATTGATGCCGACATAATCTCTGAGGGAGCCGTTGTACTGAGAGTCTTGCCAAGTAGCCTGATAGTCGTTGAACTTAAAACCGTCCCCGTCTGTCTGCCACTTACCCCAAGTGTTAATGAACTCCTCCCCAATGGTGGCCGGAAATTTGCCACCATTGATGGTTACCCAGTTGGAGTCGTTGTTAGTTGCCATTACCCGACAATTCTCTGCCGCAGATTAACCGTAAGACCTTTGGCGTCAGTAGAAGCGGCTGTGATCTCTAACGTGATCTTCTTAGGAATGGTTCGTCCGTCAAACTTCTTTGCTACCCAAGTCTGAGTTACGTCAGAAGTCGTCAGGTCAGTCGTAGCACCTACCGCAGTGTCTCCAACATAGAGCTGAACGGTTGCTGTACCAGCATCAAGGGAGAGCGTCATCTTATCTAGGTAAGACTGAACGTTTGCGATATAACCAAGACTCAACACTGCATCCTTAGCGATCGTTCCATCCGTGCGATATTGAATCGGAACATAGGAGTAATGCTGTTTGACCAGCTCGTCCGCAATCTGTCCGTTCTCGTCCAAAGGTGCGACACCGTTAGGGTTGCCAACTTCATCTTTCTTTATGCAGGAAGACAGATCAATGGCAGCAAACTCAAGAGCAGAACCCGCAGAGTTCACACGAAGATAGCGAAGCTCATCTCCTTTGTTGATTGCTGGAACGGAACCGTCAGGCGCAGTAGAAACCCAACGAAGTCCATCATAGAAATACAAGACGGAAATAGGCAGCCCTGTCTTAATCCACAAGTCTCCGCTTTCGATCTCTACTTCGTCTGTATCAACAGGTTCCGTATCTTGTACGAATACCTGTTTCGACTTTTCCATCAGACCTTTAAGTCCCTGAACTTTCTCAGGAGAAATATCATCGTCGTCAATGAGAATCTTGTCGTACAGAATCTTTCCGTTGTAGCAATACTGATCATGCATCAGTAGTCCGCCAACAGCCCTAAGACCGCCTCCTTGCATACGAAGGATTGTGACAACATCGCCTGACGCCATAGGAGCTAAGAACGTAATCGTGGATGTTCCAGCGTTTAAGATGTAGTCGTCGTTCTCACCTTCCTTGTAAAGGATGCCGTTACGGTAAACAAAGATTTGATCTTCGTTGTTGAACTTAAACGGGATGATGTACTGATTCTGAGTAGCAACAATCTCTGTCCGGGAGAATCCGTTAAGCTCACTTTTTCTGATCTGAAACACCGTTAGGGTTTCGTTAGCACCAATAGCCGGAAAGATTGTGATCGTCCCGTTGATTTGATCTAATGTGTAGGCGTTCGGAGATTGAAGCAGACCGTTTCTAAATAAAATGGTTTCGGCCTCTGATTCAGAGAAAGCGTAATTGAAGACCGTTGTCGTACCGTCGCCTTCATAGTCGGCTCGGTTAAACATCAATGCGTCACCAATCTCTCCGACGTATTCACCAGGCTCTCCACGGAGCTCCTCTGGTTCAATAATCTGAATCCATTCCTGATCGTCTCCGCCGATTCGATATTCGAGACCATACTTAGAATCAAAGCGAATCTCTAAGCCAACATCTAAGTTACCTTCGGAGTTAAAGATTTGGCGTAGCAATTCAGATAAAGTTCTATTTCCAATTTCACCGCTTCTAAGGTAGCGGATGATGTTTTCAAACTCTGCTGATGTAGCCTCTGTAGAAGAGTACCGAGACGGGTAAAGTTGGCGAATACGTGCCATTGATTATTGCTCCTTAATTTCGATAGTGAATCCGTAAATACGTAAGCTCTTGGTCACGTTCCGTATATGGGCGGTGAGCTTTACGCCTGTAAATAAATGGGGAAAAATTCGAGTGAACTGTCTGCCTTTTCGAGTTCCGTGAAAGACCGCTTGGTCTTCATAAGGCAAGTCCCAGCGGAGGACATCTAATACCTGTCCTTCCTCATTTTCAACCTCGACTTCAATCTGACCTGCACCGTCGGCAATGATTCCGATCTGATGTCCTCGCTTAGGCATAAATCGTTCATTCATCCAAAGCAAAGGCGTTGAGAAGGTAGCCTCTCCAATATCTCCTCCTTCCTCGTACTCGGATTTCATTCTCCAAATACCACCGCAACTGCCCATAAGTAACTTTCCATCTAGAAAGTCTCCGCACGTTAGATTGCCGTATTCGGAAAAAGACCACGATGGAGAACCCGAGCTTCCCTCTTCTTGAGCAACTGGAGAGACTGAGCAGGAAAGCCGTGAAGCTCCTCGTGGACTTAACGGGAAAAATATGTGATAACGACCACAATCTGAATCAAAGACTGCGTTGATTAGTCTCGGGTCTTCCAACCGAGAAAGCAGTTCTTGATAAACGCTTTGTACCTTATGCGAATAAGGCAAGACCACAAGAGCCGTACCGTTTGCCACAGAACGCTTAAGCGTGTAAATACCATAACGGCTACAGAAGATGACCTCGTTTGCCCAACCGCAGATAGAGTTCTGAGACACACAGCCGACATAGATATGAACGTCCGAAACCTGCTTCCATGTGGTCAAATCCGCATTGATCTCATAGATGAGACAACGAGCATTCGTAAAGATAAGAAGCTGATTCGCACCGAAGGGGAACAAAGCTGTAATCGTTTCTGCTCTATTGAGCACAGTCTTAAGGTTGATGCCTCCAGCCTTTGTTACCTGAATATCTGCAACATCTTCGTCGCATTCAAAGATTTCGTTGTCGTCCACACGAGAGAAACGAACAACCGTGGGAGCATTTTTAAATCCGGCTAAAGCCAAGCGTCCTGACACGGACGCACATAAGGTCGCACCGTGTGCGTCAGGGGAGTCAATCCTTTTCCATTCTTGAGCAACGTAACGATATGGTTCTGCACCAGCACAAAAGACGACTTCACCATTAGACAGAGTTGAGGTGATCATGTCAGTAGGGAAAACAACATCAGGTTCGTCTCTTCCGTTATCAAGCTGCTTCGAGTTCCAAATGCTTAATCCGTTCTCACCTTTCGTTGAGTAAAGGACTTCGCCGTTATAAGAGAAACGAATATGAGCAATGTATCGACCTTCTCTGCCAATTCGTTCTATCGCTCGTTCGTTAGAAACGTAACCGCTCCAATCAATGTATGCGTTATTCACATTAGCAAAAGGCTGATGTTCATTGACCTCATGTACGACTTCACTTCGGCTTGTATCTAAGCCAGTAAAGCCCCCGTACATGAGCTTGGATGTTTTAGAAGATGGAACGGAACGAATCATATAACCTCAAATAGTTCCGCTTGAGGTTATGGTTTTAGGCTTTTAGACTATGGGAAACTGTAGGAGAAGGACAATGAAGAAAATTTTATTCTTAGCTTTGCTCATCCTTACAAATCATGCCTTTTCATTTAGTCCGAACGACGATCCGAGTTTAGAAATTATTGATAAGGTGAAACCT